TAACTAATACTTTGTTAGTGCCGATTGCTGAATAACGATTACCTTTAAGGTCTGCCCATATCCATTGATTTCGTGCAGCGCCAACTAGTGTACTTGATAATAACTGCTCCCATCCCCCTATTTTTTGAGGGCTACCATAACGAAAACGTACATTATCCCCATCAATCCAACGTCCTTCTGCTTGAGATGCTGTATCTTGTTTATCAAAGCCTGGAGCTACGGGTATTTTTTTTAAAGGCATTAATCATTATACCTTATAAGTGATATTTAGACAACTGATGGATTATACCAACAAATTAAAACAAAACGTTCACCAGATTTTAATTCTGTAACACAATGCATTTTGTCTGCATTAAAACCAATAAATTTTCCTGTTTCAGGTTCTATGGTAGTATTTTCTATTATTGTTCTACCGCCTACATATCCTTCATTGAGATATGTAATTGTAGTATATTTATAAAAAACTTTATCGGTATGCCAAGGATGGCTTTCTCCAATTTCCCAAAATAAAATTTCTATATTTTCAATTTTTTGATTAGGTAAATGATATAGATTAATTATTTCTTTAAATAAAGTGTCTTCAGGGTATTTTAAAAGTTTAAGTAAAAACCTTTTATTAAATTTTTCAAATTTACCATTGTAATTTTTAAAACGATTTATTAAATTCGTACAATGATCTTTAGATAAAAAACTTTTTATGGTTTTAATTTCTTCCATTAATACAAAAATTTATTTACTTTTAATTTCAGTATCAGAAAAAGTTTGTTTTTGATCAAGTTCTTTTTTAAATTTAGAATTCCAATCCATTATCATTTTTATTAAATGATTGCCAAAATGTTTAAAACTTTCATCGGATAAATGAATTTTTCCTTTTCTTAAAAGAGTAATTCTTTCTTTCCAAGAAAATTCTATATCGCAAGAACCGTCATCATGTTGTTTAAATATCATAATTTATTATACACTTTTTTCTACTGCTTGTATATTAAAATGAATAAACCTAAATTCATCTTTTCCACTATCGAGTGTAAATTGATGTTCTAAATAAGAATTAAAAAAAATAAACATACCTGGTTCGATTCCAAATGAAATTTGTTCTGAAGCATTAGTTATAGATTCTCTTGTTTTTTCAATTAATTGAGTCATTTTTTTCATAATTCTACTATCGTGAAAAAGTGGATAAGATGTTTTTTTTGAACATTTTAAAAAATAAAATCCAGAAATATGAGAATTAGGATGAACATGAGAATTATGATGACCTCCTCCACTTTTTGGAAATTCTTGCACCCACATGTGTTTTAAAGCTAAATTATATAAATTCATATTATATCCTTGTTCATCTAAAATATTAAATGAAGTTTGAAATATATAATTTTTGAACTCTTCTAATCTTTTGTCAGAGGATAGTTCTGTAAATTCAGAACAATAGTTCAGACCAAAATCATTGCCATTAATTATTTTATCTTTATATCTTTCTTTTGAAAGATTTATGTATTGATCACAAACAGAATTTATAGGATCTATCCAATCGTTTATGTTATGGTAATATATAGAGGACCAAAAACAATCTAATTTATTCATTTTTATATACCTGTTATTTAGTTATTTTTAGACATCCCCCATAATAATCGTCTATCTCTAAATTCATTTTTAAATGGACCATCTTTTTCAACGTAGTGTAAAAATGTTTGAGCATGCCAATCTCCCTTAAACTCTTCTCTCCAATGTTCTAGTTCACATCCCAAATATATTACTGCACTACCTGGTTCTAAATTAATTTCAGTTCCTTCTATATATATTGGCCAAGTTGTTCCATCAGAACCAATCATTACTGTAACGCTTATTTCACAGGCTTCTCTGTCTTTATGTTTTTTTAAATCAGCAAATCTAGAATACATTCTCCAAAATGCATAAGTAGGAGATAATTTTAAACCAGTTTCTTTTTCCATTAAATCTAATTTTTGTAACATTAACGACTCCATTAATGGATCACCATAAAAAAAAGAATCTCCATTATCACCTTGTACAAAATCAAAACGTTCAAAATTTATTCTGTGTTTTATTCTACAATAATCATTTAATAATTTAATTTCTTCTCGAGTTAGAAAATTTTTAATTAATTTATATTTAAAATCTTTTATAGTGCCCATGCTACAACTGAATACCTTGTTCCTTTCGTTACGGGCTTAACTGTGTGTGGATATAAAAACCCACTTGGCCAAATAATTAATCTATTGGGTTTAACTTCAACTTCCCATTCTCCAGACCCATCAGGATTTCTAAAACATAAATTACCTCCTTCATAGTCATTATTTAAAAGTAGTATACAACTTAATGTTCTAGGAATATCTTCAAAATGATCTGTGTGCCAAGTATAAAAACCTTTATTTTCATATTTTAAAATACTAATAGAAGATATACTTTTAATGGGTATAGAAACTTTTAAATCATTTATATATTTTCCTATATGTGTTTCAAAAAGTTTAAATAATAAACAATACCAATGCACGTTCGTGAGACTGTTATCACAATTATTTAAGTCTAAATTAAAAGTATTTCTAATCTTAAAATTAACCCTTGCTTCTTTCCCCCCACCAACCTTAGCTGCTTCAAATTTATCCACTGAAAAATTTGTAAATTTTAATAGTTTACTTACACCTTGCCAAGGTAAAACTTCGTCATAAATTTTTACAAAATTTTTTATTTCCATGTCTTTTTATGCCAATATTTATTTTTATAGACATTAAATAAAGAAAGTCCATAAAAAAGATTTTTGTTTATTAAGTCTTTTTCTTTTGTTTTTTTAATACTCATTTTCCAATTGTCTCTTTTAAATGGTATTATTTGAACATAGGGAGTTCCTTTTTTTATAAGTGTTTCTAGTGTAGGATATTTATCCCCGTTTATAACTATAGGAAAATTAATTTCTGTATCAAAAGAATCTGTGTCTACTATCCCTGGTAGTATTGAAAATCTATCGTCTGTATTATTCAGTGGTGGAACAAATAAAGATGAGTAACCTTTAGGTGTTTTTATTTTCCACGGGTTTAAAATTTTATGAAAAGGTAAATTTTTATTTTTTTCAATTAATGGGGATCCTTCTAATTGATTAATAGGATGCCCTTCAACAAAAGAATTTAAATTTAAACCTTTTCCATGTAATAGTTGAGCTTTGTTAAATAAACTAAAAGTTTGGAAGGAATCTCTTATTGGTTGATTTTTTTCATTTACAGCCTTCACATAATGTTGTACAAAAAAATCTTGTGGCATTTTTAATAAATACCCAGTTGTTAAAGTATCTAAAAAAGGTATACACCCCTTAACAGTTTTTTTTAAAACTGAATGTTCTAATTTTTTATACCAATCTGGAATATTTAATTTGATAGGAGTTGGGTAATCTTCCTTTAAATTTACATAATCTTCTTGAGCTGAAAAAACTATTTCTTTAGAAAACATTTACTCAAATTACATTTTTTTATGGAATTTGTAAAGGGTGATATGAAGGAAGCTGTAAATTGTTAAAATATTTTTCTAAAGATATCTGTAGTGGGTATTGAACACTATTAACATCAAAATTATTTAATTGAGTATAGTAATTTTGAAAATTGTTAAATAAAGGATGGTTCGGATTAGTATTTAAAAAATTTTGCAAAGGTTTTTTTATATTATTCAAATAAAATGTTAAAACATTTGAATCAATATAATTTGTATTTATAATATCATATACTACACTATTATTTTCATATTTTGCTACATTCTTAGTACCAAATTTAACTTCATTAAAATTTTCTAAACTATCTTCTATTATTTTATATGATGAAAAAACAATATTCAAATTATTTAAATCATTTTCGTTTTCTGCTATTCTGTAAATAGCACCATCTACATTCTCTTCATTTTTTGAAAAAACAAAATAAGACATTATGTTCCTATATTTTCAAAAACGGCTAAAACACCGCCTGTCCCACTAGCGCCTGGACCAGGATTAGTGAAAGGCGGGCAAGAGGGTATAGTTATTGGACCTGTTGGTGGACCACCAACAGAGAATGGAGATCCAACAATAAAAGTGTTAACCGGATAAGTTAAAGAAGCTCCTGGTGCATTTCCAGTACTACCCGAACTACCAGGACCACCCGGACCACCCCCACCACCATTTACTGTTCCAATATTTGCTATAGTAGTAGCTCCACCTGCATTCCCAGGATTGCCCGTGGGATTCCCAGGACCGGATCCTCCATTTCCGCCTCCTCCTACTGAAAAGGGTTGTGAAAAAGGTTGAGTTATAACTTTATTAAAAAATCCAAATCCTCCAGTTCCTCCAACTGAACTGGCATTATTCTGACCTGTGCCACCACTTCCCCCTGCACCTGCCACCATATATACACCTGCTCTTGTTGCATTAGCATTAGCAGTGTAAGTACCTGATGCTGGACCCACAGAATATAATACTGGTATTTCCATTCCAGATGTTGAGGCTGATCCTGAAGATGCAGCAGTAATTCTTCCGTCGGCATCGATTGTAATAGTTGGACGTGTATATTCTGCAGCAGTTACACCCGTTGATATTAATTGATTTGAACCTACAGAGTTAGCAGCAAGTTTAGCTTGAGTAATAGTTGATTGAGTAATTTTAGCTGCTGTAACTGCATTTGTTGCTAATCTTGAAGTGGTAACTGCAAAAGAGTTTAATCTAGCAGAAGTTACTGCAAAAGAAGCTAATTTACCTGATGTAATGGAAAGATTTTCAAGCTGAGCTGTTTCAATTATTCCAGATAATGAATTTAATGAGACTTCTGTTACGTTTGTTCCGTCTGAAAAACAAGCAACCATAATACCTGAAGTTTCCATAACAAAACCTGTTCCTGAAACAGTTTTAATTGTTAAAGAAAATCCATTTCTAGTTGTAGAATCTTTTATTATATAATTTTTTTCAATACCATCTGGTATTAGCACTTGTCTTGCACCTGTTAATGATCCAGTTAAATTTAAGACCATATTTCTAGCGTTAGATAAAGTAGCATTAGACATCACAAGGGTAACGTCTGAAGCTGCAACATCTATTGATTGTACTCCAGCAATAGCTTGCTGAATTAAGTTTAAATTTGTATTTGTTTTATCTCCCCAAGTCCCAGCGTTTTCACCGGTAACCATCAATTCCAGTTTAAGATCTGTAGAAAAAGTTGATGCCATTATTAAGTACCAGAATTTTCAAAAATTATTAAAGCCCCTTGTGTTGGACTGCTTCCAAAAGCGGTTCCAGCCACAAAAGTTCTGTTAGTGTATGTAAAAGTAGCTCCTGGTGCAGTTCCACTACCTCCACCATTAGTTATTAAAACTGGAGCAGGAGCAGGTCCTAATCTTGTTGCAACATTGTCTGCACCTACCGAAAACGGCTGTGAATAAGGTTGATCGATAGCTATACTATATGCACCAAATCCTCCAGCTGGTCCTCCACCGTAAGAATAAGCTAAAATTCTTGTTGTAGTTGGGCCGGCAGTATAAGTTCCTGATGCGGGTCCTACTGAAAAAAGAGTTGGTATACCCATTCCTGCACCAGCTGATCCACCGGCTGCAGCAGTAATTCTTCCATCAGCATCAACAGTAATTGTAGGAGCTGTATAAGATGCGGCTGTGACACCAGTTGAAATTAATTGGTTTGATCCTACAGAGTTAGCTGCAAGTTTTGATTGTGTAATTGTTGATTGTACAATTTTAAGAGCAGTAACAGCATTTGTATCAAGTCTAGCAGTGGTAACTGCAAAAGAAGCAAGTCTTGCTGAAGTTACTGCAAACGATGCAAGTTTAGCCGATGTGACTGCAAGATTATCTAATTGAGCTGTAGCAATTGTTCCAGATAACGTATCTAAATCAACTGTGTTTATATTTGTTCCATCTGCAAAAACTATTTTAATACTTTTGTCCGTTGCTGAAAAAGTTGTTCCTGTTCCGCCTGCTTGTTTAAATTCTACTGTGAATGCACCTACAGTTCCGTTTTGAACAATATAAGTTTTTTCAATACCTGTTGGAATTGTTACAATTTGATTTCCTGTAATTGTTCCTGTTAATTTTATAACAGCATTTCTTGCATTAGATAATGCAGCATTATCCATTGTAAGAGCTGTAGTTTGAGCTCCACCTGCAATAGATATAGATTGAAAACCAGCAATTGCTTGTTGTACTAAATTTAAATTTGTGTTTGTTTTATCACCCCAGGTACCGGCATTTTCGCCAGTGACCATTAATTCTAGTTTGAGGTCTGTAGAAAAACTTGATGCCATTATTTGCTCCTATTTAATTAAAATAATACATTTATGCAGCTAAGTCAACTGGAGTCCAAGTATTATTGGCTCCTGTTTGTACTTCTGCCCATGCCGTTACATTAGCAGATCCTATTAAAGCATTCAAGCGAATACCAGTGACATTTACATTAGCATTACCAACAACTGTCACTGAATTTATTAAGGCATTTATCCTTGATCCTGTAACATCATAACCAGCAGCATAAGTTACTTCCCCAGGTGTTAAATTTATTCTTGATCCTGTAACAGTTACGTTAGCATCTGCAGAAGTAGTTTCATTACCTATTAAAATATTAATCTGAGAACCTGTTACAGGCACTTCCGTGATGGTTCCAGCTACTGCTTGACCCGCTGTTAGATTTATTCGAGAACCTGTTACATCTAAATTTGCAGTACCTACTATCGTTACTGAGTTTAAAGAAATATTCATTCGATGTTCTGCAACATTGACTGATATATTTCCATCAGCTGCTATATCAACACTACCCACACTTAAATTTATTCTTGAACCAGTAATAGAAACATTCGCATCGGCAATAACATCTT